ACTTTAATTCTGTTTGAACCAGCATATCTATCAGTATCAAAGTACTTTGACTTTAAGTTAAATTTATTAATAACTTCCCATGGTGGTAAATTATCAATAAAGTCATAATCATTTTTATCTACGTTTCTAATTGGTGTTCTAATCGCCCAATTGTCGTTAGCTTGTCCAGCAAAAACTTCTTTATGCTCATTAATCTCAACACCCCAATTTGATATTGTAAAAAAATCCGCATTTAAAGACGTTGAGTTTTGTTGTGACGCATTTTTAACCAATGCCGCCTGTTCGTTATCCGCTGGTACAGATTCTGGTGTACAATCACAAGCCTGACAATCAGGATAACTTAAATTTGGTAATGTTATTTTAACAAATGGATTACCTAACGCATCAAATATATCGCTAAAACTTTTTGACTCAGGACAATCTAAATCCGCACCTAACCAATTAATAAATTTACAAATACCGGAAATTATTAATAATAATGAACCATATATAAACGCAATCAATGGTTTTAGTATTTCCCAAACAATAGATAATACGTGTAGTATTGGTGTTAACACAATTAACAATATTGAGTTTAATGGTAGTATTACATTATTAACTAAGAATACAAAGAAATCAAAATTTCTAACACCATCTGTTGCGGGAAATCTATTGTTTTCACTAGCGCATGATGGGTCCGTAATTTCTTTAATACCTATAAACTTAGACCTATTAGTTCCTTTTTTATATTGGTCAATAAGACCGGCAACGGTATATACTTTATTATATTGAAACTCATAAAAAGTATCCTTACATTCAATGGCTTCTTGTGGATTTGTATATCCACTCCAATCAAGTCCAAAATAATATGAACCTAAAACTTGTTTATATGGTGTACCTAAAACATTTACAGAATAGTATGGGTCTGACGTTGAATTAGTCCAACCATATTCTTTAATGTTTGGAACCAAGAAATAACCTCTTCTAATTTCATTGGTTTCAAAATTAGCAGGTTGAGCATATTTTATTTTAAATCTATATTTTCCTTTTGTTGGGATACCAATACTTGGGTCTTTACTAAAAATGGTTTCACCAAATTCATTTGTTGTCACATAGTCCAAGTTCATTGGAACCTCCATTAACCAAGTACCATCGGCATCAATTACTTTACCACCTCTTGGTAATGTCGCTCTTTCTAAAATTGGTTTTCCATCAGTATCTTGATAGATTGTTTGTCTAATACCAATAATTTCACCAGGTCCTGTTTGTAGATTACAAAGGTTACCCATTTCTCTTGGTGGTTTACAATTCTTGGTAATTGATTCATCATTAATTCCTGTAATCAAAGAACCCATGAATATAGATGTTGGTTTGATTTCAATACCCGCCTTTCTTAAATCAAAATCATGACGTGCAATACTAACCTGACAAATTTCAGGTTGACCCCAAAATGGTTCAACATTTACAGTTTGATTAATGTTAACAATCTGTGGTAGTTCGTATAAATTTGTTGAGTTTTTAAAAGTACCACCATCAATTTGGTCGGCAGTTGCTCTACCCATTCTAACTAAATCTTGTGGTGATAAAGAAAAAGGACCGATATCAGATAAGTCCATATCCATAACCAAAGTGTAAGTTCCAATTGGAACCCCCATAACCATATAATCACCACTACCATTTGTTTTAACGGTGAACTTATAATACTTGTCGTAAACTTCAATTAAGGCTGGATTTGTAAGTACATCTTCTCTTGTTGGAAAAGTACCTGTTGGGACGTGTCCTGTATGTTGTTGGACATATGGTAATAAGTTATATCTATAACCATCATCGTTAACATCAGTATTAACATTTCTATAAGGATATAAAGTTGAAATGATTTCATCATTGGCATCATCATCGGTTAATGGTATGAAAACAGATAGTCTAACATTTGGAACACCATAACCACCATTGGCAACAACACGACCAACTATGACACCATAATCGGCACACATTCTTGTATAAACTTCCTCAGACCTAACTTTCAGAGATAATATCTCCAATTGTTCAAAATCTTGGTCTATTTCAATGTTGACTTGTCTATCAACACCAACTTGTGTGCGAACTCTATACGTTTTGGACATTCCGATTACTTTCTTTCATAAATAGTTTATACACTATTTTATAAAAGATAGTTTATGTTTCAATAAAATAAATTATGAGAAGTTAGTTGTTTGATAATTCTTAACTCTAACTACAATATCTTTTGCTGGAAAACGAATTTGATATATCTGATTTGGTTGTGCAAAGATTGTATTGTCCACCAAACTGATTTTTTTAGTCGCATCATCCGAATAAGGCATTGATGTTTGAGCCGAACTGTATTGTCCACCAACTTTGTTAAAGATTGAAATGTCGGTAACACTTAACACACCATTTTCCGCTTGGATAATTCTATTCAATTCTGCTAATACAATATTCTCACCCAATCCTCTAACGGCAGGACTAAAGAAAGTTGTAACCCTATCAATAACACTTGATATAACAACACCTTGGTTTTGAGTTGCATCCAATACAACAGACACATCAACACCCAAGTCAATTACCTCAGCACTTCCAATTGTAACATAGTCATTAATCATACGATAGTTTGAAAGATATTCCGCCAAGTTTTTCTTTAATGTTTGCGATACCTCAGATGTTAAGTTTCCACTAGCATCATATGATAATATCTGAACATTAATCTTATTGTTATTTTCAGTAATAGATACTTTGGCAGGAGCACCAAACTCACCAGGCATGTTTCTAATAATCGCCTCATAGTCATGAACAGTTACCGCTCTGTTTTGTGCGGTAAAGTTAAATGTAACATAGTTTCTAACTTCTTCCGTTGATGGATAACCTGCTCCACCAATAGCAGCAGTTACGTTATTACATGTTAATGAATTAATTACCGATGTGTTAAGAATATCTGAAGGACCATTTACAAAGAAATCAACCGCCCCAATTTGAGTGATTGTATTTACACCCAAGTTGGTTGCTTGTCCACCACCAATTCTATATTGAATAAAGATTGTTGTGTTGGCGGTTGGTGCTGAACCCAAAGACATTGAATTGTTTTGATATCTTTGAATCTTCAACGGAACATCAAGTGCTGTAAACTCTCTAAGTTGGTCTTCAGCCGTGTTTGTTCCACCACCAAAAGTAATCTTTAAAAATCCTTCAGGTGTGAATTCAGTAATGAATCTATTTTGTGTTTGGATATATGTCCCAACTTTAATCGCTGGGTCATCGGATGGTTTTGAAGGGTCGGCAATAAACACTCTATCATCAGCAAGTGCCGGTACCTCATACCATCTACCCTGAGCACCCATGAATTCTTGTGCTGTAGGAACATTTGAATATGCAGTACCGTCTCTTTGAATAATAGATGAAACCCCTAATACGTTTTTTTCTGGTAAGAAAAACTCAAAGAATGGTCTAACATCATTTGGTGTTATCACTCTTTTGAATACCTTTGTAATACCGTTAACAACTGTCTCTCTTTTTGTAATTGTATAATTAATTAAATTACCCTGAGCATCAAAGTTTGGTATTTTTAATCTGTTTGGAAATCCATCAGCATTAAATGGCGATGCGAAATTCACATCATATAAATTTTCAAATATCTGACCTGAACCTGATACCTGTGAACCACGTCTTAAAGTACCCAAATATCTTTCATCTTCTTTATCACCAAAGGCAGGAACCGTAATTGAAAAGTCCACCAAAGCAATTGATGGTCTTTGTCCAGGAATTTTTAATCCATATGTTCTTGCAATGTTATATATTGATGAACGTTGTTGCGCATATTGAAGAACTGTTTCTTGAATACTTCTGTCAATATGATAATGTAAGTTGTCGGCTACGGCTGCGTTTAAATCCAAAAACACAGAGAAAACTGAAGCATCATTAAAGTTATCAATCAACTCAGGATAGTAAGTCCTTGTGTAATTGATAAGTTCCTGACGAATTGCTTGGAAGTCCCTAACGGTATATGATATCTTTCTTTGTGCCATTTATGTTAAATATTCAGGATTACGAAATCTTTAGTGTTAAATACATCATTTGAAATAGCGTAATCAATTCTTACAGTAGCAGTATATTCAGTCACGTTTTGATTCGTCATTTGTATTTGGGGGTCAGTAGCACCACCTGCAGAATTTGCTGTTAATCCAGCGGCTTCTCCTGTTGGAGCAGTAATACTAATATTTGTTAATTGTAGTTGTGGCATGTACTTTTGTACAGAATCTCTTATTTCAGATTCAATGTTTTTAAAAGTTGGTCCATCTAACGGTTCAAATATATATTCCAACAATCCAGTACCAAAATCAGGTAAAAAATATCTACTACCTTTTCTTGTTAATAATAAGTGAATTAGATTACTTCTGATTTCCTCCGCAGAGTAATCCGACAAATCCAAATACTTACCGTTGAAAGAAATTACGAAGGGGAAGGTTAACCCGTATGTTTTACCATTAGCCATTATCTATAAATATAGTTGTATTTCCTTTTTTGTATTTAGGAAAATATGCACAATGTCTACAACCATTACCACAACAGTATCCACGACTTAAATGAAATTCTTCGGTAAAGACATATTTTTCATCTTCAATATAAAATGAAGAAGGGAGAAGTTTTACCTCCTCCCCTCCATTATTATCTTTTTGATTTATATTACTTGATTTCACAAGCTCCACCAGCACAAGCCAATTCACCACTCAAATCTGTGTTGTCTTGTAATTCAACAACTTTTGATAAGTCAATTGTGTGAAGTTTAGCGAATAATCTTTCGTATTCTTCTTTTGTACAATCTTCAAATGGTGCTTGAATGTAACTTCCACCATCATGAGGTAATACAGATAAACCATTATAGAAGTCACGGTTTTCCCACATCCACTCACCTGCCAATTCCCAATCTTCATTTTTCAAACTGATTGTTGCCGATACGTTGTGTGTGTTTGAACCAGTTCTGTGACCAGGTCTTACCCACTCTTGTGTGATTTTCTTAACACGGTCCAACAATTGAAATGGAGATTCTGTTCTCAAAATTGCTCCTTCAGGAGATTTTTGTGGAACTGAAATAACTGCCGTGTCGTGTGGACGGAAGAATTCATCTTCAACCAACTCAGGGTGATACATTGCCAAGTATTGATAGATTGCTTCGTTCTTACCTACACGGATTCTACGAAGGTAATAATCATTATGCCATGCGTGGATACCTGAAGATGTTCCCAATGTCAAAGATGTTGTACCTGCTGGTTTTACAGTAGTTGTACGAGCCGATTTGTTAATACCAATCAACTCAGCAACTCTTGCATTTTCTTCTTTAACAAGTTTAGCAGCCTCTTTCATGTTATAACCCAATACAACACCTGAACCGATACCTGTCATTGATACTCCAATCAACGCATCTTTTTCAGTTGTACGTTTCCATACATCTCTCAAGTAATGGAAGTCAGTATAACCAGCTTGAAGTGTTCCGATGAAAGTCGCCGCTTTAACACGGTTGTTCAAATCTTCTTGTGATTCAATGTCAGAAACATTTACCTCACATAAGTTACAGAATTGGTTTGGTCTCAATGCGATTTCACAACATGGATTAGTTCCCCAATCTTTATCATTTGTAAAATAGAT